CTATCCTTGTAAAACCATTGAGCCTTGCGTTGTCTAGCTGATTGAACATTGCTAAACTTGCCACGTCCTGCTGTATATAGACACGCATCAATACAGCTTGCTTGTTCAGCCATAGAGCATGAGTTGAATGACTTACCATCCACCATCACTTTATAAGGTGTCATATATAAGATAGCGGTTAGATATTCGCTACCATCACCCTTGATTGTTTTGGCGTTGGTTCCAACACCTAATAATTTATATGTCATAGTACCTCACTTTCTATAATATATCTACCAGAGAGTAGGCAACATTAGTCGCCTACCTGTCAAGTAAATATTTGTTATCGCTTTTTGCACCTTCACTTTCGTTAGGTCTCATTTGCCAAGCGCCACCCCTTCCAACGTAAAAACCCCTAGCCATTAGCTGAAGCCACCTGAAAGCAATTATCGCATATATACTTTCAGTCGAGTATCGGTGCAAGCTTAGTCCTAAATAGTTGTCAGCTATCGTAACCTAGCAAGGACATGTTTTAAAGTATTGTCGAATGCATCATGTCGTAAAACATTCAAGGGGCTTAGTGCCATTGTCAAATAACGTTTAGTCTTTCGTATGTTTATTAGTAGTCAAAGTAGTTAGTTAATATTTACTAGGGCATTTCACCGAGCCGTCAAAAAGACGTTGAAACATTTTGAAGGATTACATCGCTTGCGTTTTGTTTCTTGTCGTTTTCGATGTTCTATTAAGGGCATACCGCAACATGCATTGCAAGCATAAAATTTGATAAACTTGTAAGTTATTGTTTTTAAACGAAACCTTTTTTAGTGTTTCCTGTTTTGTTCTGTTGTGGGTGATTCGTTCCTGATTCGTTCTACTAAAAAGTTTTTTTGTTTTGGATATCTGAACGCGCTCGCGTGTGTGCGCCCAGGCGTATGCGCCCAGGTGTGCGCGTGTGTGTACGTGCGCGTGTATGCGTGTGTGCGCGAGAGGGGTGTGACATTTGTGCAACACTAGGTGGGTGTGGTATTTATGCATCCCTGTTGCAAAAAGGACACACTTCTTGAGATGTTGCAGAATTACAACACTTTTTTGTAGTATATTGACGATATATCAGTTAGTTTATGCAGTAAAAACAGTTACTTAGTAGCTAAACACCTTGCAAATATAGCAAAAAGGCTTTCAAAATGCCCACCCTGCGAGGGCCACCCCCCGTTACCCAGTACGTATATATACACAAACACACAGAAGTGCTTTTTTAAAGGGTGACAAACTGTCGCAGGTATACAAAAACCCTCTTGACACAGCCTTATTTCCGGGTATAACTGCGGAGCAGGAGCAGGTTAGTTTAACATTTGATGTTTTAACATAATAAATAGTAAATATATATAAATAGTTTAACTATATAAAAGATGTTGGACATAGGAAAGTTTAACTTGACAGTTATACTAACCTCCTGTATACTAAATCTAGTAACACATTCATAATTATAACCAATAACTTGTGTTATACTAGGTATGTATCATATGCTGGGTGTCTTTCTTCCTCACATCCTCCTCCTCAACACGTAGTTTATGGTACATACCGCCTTTTAGGTAACAATATGTATAAGAATAAAGTCAGTATGTACTCTTCTGAAGACGTAATAGAAGAGTTCTACGATGCTATAGCAGACGGTGACAGTAAAAGACTACGGAGAGTACACATTCCTAAGTCAGATGTGTTCTATGTGCGTGAAGCATTGAAAGTTAGACTAGGAAAAAGCTTTACTTTAGACCACGTAGAAAGAGCTATGTACTTAGAGGGCCACTTAAAGCGACATGAAGTGTTAGACCCGGGTAGAAAAAGACCTGGGGTAGGCTAACTTTGTTAGTGTTGGATAAATAAAGTGTTGACATTAAGATCTGTATCCATACAACTATGTACATTAGGAATATTAACAGCTTGTCAAACAATAAACTATACTGCATCGTGTCGAGTGGGGGATGTTGTATGTCAGAGAAACCAAAATGCAAGAACACTCGCACTTATCGGACATACGGACGCTGCTACGGAGCTTATGTGTAGCGATACCGCTATTACTGAGTTACAATCTGGGGTATGCACAGGAACAAGTACCCCTTGATGACGGAATAACTAACAATAACACTACTACGACAGACAACGGCAACGATATAGAGGGTGACTTCTCTAACAACTACGAAGATTCTACTGTAGATTCTAACAATCAGAGTCAAGTCACAAACTACAACGGAGCAGGATCTTCACCGGGCAGCAGCCCTGTAATGTCCAGCATAGCTCCGACAGTAATGGGTGGGGGAGGTAACGACTCTTGCTTGATTCCTACGACAAAGGGGTTACAATTAAACATAATTGGCCTAAGCTCTGGGGATATGATGCAAGACCCTAATTGTAATCGCAGGAAGAATGCTAGATTACTGGGGTTGCCTCAACAGGTTGGAGGGCTAGGATTACAGGTGTCTGCCATCTCAGTGATGTGCCAAGATGCCACAGTGTTTAGGAGTATGATGTTAGCAAATACTCCATGTCCAATAAATGACACACGTACTGGTAAGTTGTTGATGGGCAAAAACGCTATTGATAAGTACAGGCAAAACCCTGCCATGTTTGTAGTAGGGTATTCAGAGGATAAAGAATTTTGGGATGCTCTATTACGAGTTGGAGAGGAATACGAAGATGAAGAGATCGTTTTGGAAGATACTACTCCTAAGTTATCCATTAGTGATAGGTTCAGGAGCAGCAAACGCAGACGTGACGGACCCAGCGTTGACAATGACGGGGCAGGAAAAGATTGATGCATTAATAACTTCTCTAGGTGCTATCAAGAATAGGGTGACGGACGCAGGTACAATGACAGTAGGTGCTGTAGGATATGCAGCACTAGGCGGTACTATAGTAGATGATGCATTTGATGATGGTATTATTACCCAAACAGAGTTAGATGACTACCTAGCTGCACACGCTCTTGTAATAGGACACGACTACGAGACAGCTACTACAGCACAGCAGTTGTTCACACAAGAATACCAAGGTGCAATGAATGACTTGGATGCGGCAATAGACTTACTAGCAGATGCTTCTGCAGAGATACTAACAGCTACTGGTATTATGGAGACTGCTGCAACAGCAGACACATCACCAGAGCAGACAGCGTTGCAAGGCATGATGGGTACAGATGAGTATAGCATAGACCAAGCAGAAGTAGATGCGTACAACCAAGCTGTAGCACAAGTAGAAAGCTACGCACAACAAGCTGGTGCTTTCATGGCTGCAGCTAATAATACAGAACTAACAGCAAGCATAGACAGCTACGCTACACAGAATAACTTTGTAGTTGGTAACTATACAGCCATCACATACACACAGAATGTAGATGAATTTGTAATTAACTGGGATGATGATGGCTTCGGCTCTGGTTGGCAAGGCTACCTATCAGAAGATATGGTGTCTGCCTCCGAGCTATTCTCTGCTGGCACATATATAGAAACGTATGGATCTATGCCACAGCCTGTAAATTAATGGCTATGGAGTTTAGCATAGGAGGCTTTAATGTCAAAGGCTGGATGGTTGCGGTGGCTCTGCCAGTTCTCTCTACAGTTTCTGGTGGTGTATACTTTGGTTATGATACTCTCAACAGGTTTTACGGTGTAGAGGGTGGCGTTGGTGAAGCACTAGGTAATACCAGCGCAAACGCAAAACAAATTGCAGAGCTACAAAAAAGCTTAACTAAGTTAAATAACGACACAGCAAGAGAACGAACAGCTAATAAAACATTTGCGTCAAATCAATTAACAACAGCAAGTCAAGCAATAAGAAAAGAATTACAAGAAGTCGAAACAAACCTAAGTGATGATAGTGTTGCAAAAATGCAACAGTTAACTCAGGAGCTAAACGAACTAGAATCTACAGCAACAAGTAGGATACAAACAGTAGAGCAAGCTATAGTAGATAATGATGTCAGAGGATTAAACTCTAAGCTTGCACAACTAGCTACAAACATGCAGCAGATACTAGAGCAACAGAAAGTTTTACTTGACTTACGCTCACAAGTAGATAAAGCTACTACTATTACAGATGGCATAGGTGATAAGCTAGATGTTATTCAAACGGAGATAGATGACATCTGGAAAGCTTATGATGAAATGTCAAGTAACCCACTATAGAGGATAGACATGGCTACTCCACGTAAAGGCAAAATGTTTGCCAAAACAACTACCAACCCTAAGACAGGGCGTAAGGTAAAGGTAAGCTACGGTCAGGCAGGTAAAGCCAAGGACGGTGGTAAGCGTATACGTCCAGGTACAGGTAAAGGTGACTCGTATTGTGCAAGAAGCGCAGGACAAATGAAGAAACATCCAAAGGCAGCAGCTAATCCAAACAGCCCACTACGTCTATCTCGTAAGAAGTGGAAGTGTGCTGGTACAAAATCTAAGAGGACATAATGGCAGAACTAAGTTCAAACTCTAAATCAAAAGTAAAAAGTTTTTTTGGTCCTATTAAAAGGTTAATAGAGGCTGGCAGAGTAGATGAAGCTAAACAAAAGTTTACTGTTCGGATGGAATCCTATATGGGTAATAGATTTACTCAAGCAGAATCTAGAGAAGCAAGAAGATTACTAAGAGAAGCTACAGGACAAAAAACTGGTGCTGAAAAAAGAGCAGCAGTTCAAAAGAAAGCAAGAGCAGCCGCTGCAAATAGACGTGTTAAACTCACTGGTCGTGGTGGCGGTGGTAGTATGAAGATGCCACAAGAGTATTCTAAAACTGCATTGTCAAAAAAGACACTTATGAATAAAGGTGGCGTTGCTAAGAAAAGAAAGAAAAAGTAATGGCAAAAGCTCAAAAGCATTACTTCAAAGACGGCACTGAACATAAAGGTGGTACACACAAGATGCCAAATGGACAGTTGCATTCTGGTGCAACACATGGTAAGAATAGCAAACAAGTTGTTCACTTTAAAGACCTGAGTGCAACAGCAAAGAAGAAAGCTAAGAAGTAATGGCGAACAAACCTAAGAACGCAGCTTTGTATTCTAGAGTAAAGACAGAAGCTAAGAAGAAGTTTAAGTGGCCCAGCGCATATGGAAGTGCTTGGTTAGTTAAGACCTACAAAAAGCGTGGGGGTACTTACAGTAAAGGAGGATCAGTTGCACAAGTCAAGACACGTACTACAAAGTCGTAGATCCTTTGGTGAAGGTGGACTAACTCAATGGTTCAAGGAAGACTGGCGTGACGTAAAGACAGGCAAGGAGTGTGGAAGAAAAAGTGTTAAGGACAAGAGTAGACCATACCCAGCTTGTAGACCAGCAAAGGTAGCAGGTAGAATTAGTAAAGCAGAAGCAGCAAAGAAGACAGGACCAAAGAAAGTTAAATGGTCTGTAACCGCATCAGGAAGGAAGCGAACATGAAGAAGATGAATGAAGGTATGAAAGCACTAAAGAAAGAAGCACCAGCCGTAGCTAAGAAGATGGGCTACATGTATGGTGGCATGGCTAAGAAAAAGATGGGCATGATGAATGGTGGTATGGCTAAGAAGATGGGCTATGCTAAAGGTGCAATGATGTGTGGAGCATCTAACCCTGCTGAACGTCCAATGAAAAAGGGTAAGTAATGAAGTATTACGAAAAGTATAAAGATGTTTTAGAAAAACATGGATATACACTAGACATGGAAAGTAATGTGCGTGATGCTATGGGTAACCAAGCAGCATCAGAAGATCGCTTTGGTAATGTTTACTGTACTGATCCTAACTTATTAAACATATTAGATGAAGCTACTATAGAAAACGTACCACCCAAAAGAGCTAGGAATGAGAAAGGACATCTAATGGCAGACGATCCTTCTACTCCAGAGAATGAAGCTTGGGAAGGTGGCGTAGCTCCTAAGAAAAAGAAAGCAAAAAAGTCATAGCGGCTATTCCAACTTAGCACTACTACAACTTTAACATTTGTGTATAACTACCCTTGTACAAACAAGGAGAAAGTACATGAAAAAACTATTACAAAGAATGTGGGATAACCACGTAATCAGACAACAAAAACGTGCAGACTTTAGAATGCTACACATGTTGGATGATAGACAACTAAATGATCTAGGCATAGGCAGATCACAAATAAGGAACGCAATTTATGGCAAGGACATTAACTGAAAGACAACAAAGGTTCTTGGATGTATTATTTGATGATGCTGGAGGTGACGTTGTACAGGCTAAGAAGTTAGCTGGGTATGGCGACAACTCCAGTACAACTTCTATAGTGGAGGCACTTAAAGATGAAATCGCTGAAAAAACTAGGACTTACTTTGCTAGGACTGCCCCGAAAGCTGCTTTCGCGCTTATGGGCGCTTTGCAAGACCCCACTCAGTTGGGTATCAAAGAAAAAATGATAGCTGCCAAGGACGTGCTTGATAGAGCAGGTCTTGGTAAAGTAGACAAAGTAGATGTCACCAGTGGAGGTGGCATTTTTTATTTACCACCTAAAGAAGGTACAAACGAATAATACCTCAAAGAGAACTGGGATTCTGGCAGTTACCTCTGCCACCCAAAGGACACAACAAAGAGTGGCACGTAATAGTTAGGACTACTGTAAAGGTTCCGTTCGGCTATGAAGTAGATCCAAATAATGATAGACTACTTGTTCCTATAGAACATGAGTTAGATGCATTAGAGCTTGCAAAGCAACACCTAAAGCAGTATAGTTACAGAGCAGTAGCTCAGTGGTTGAGCAAAGAAGCAGACCGATACATATCACACATGGGTCTAAAGAAGAGAATAGAAGTTGAGCAAAGACGTAGAAAAGCATCTGCAATTAAACGTAAGCTTGCCAAGTGGCTCCAAGAGACGCTCTCGCAAATCGAGAAGCTCGAAACACAAGGGGTCGGAGCATACTCAGAAGCCAGCGGAGATAGAAGCCCCCCAAACTGAACCTATCCCAGCGCAGGTAGTAGCACCTGAGTATGACGTAGATGAAGCACAGGAAGTTGTCTTTAAACCTAACGAAGGTCCACAAACATCTTTCTTGAGTTCGTCTGAGAGAGAAGTACTATACGGAGGGGCAGCAGGTGGTGGTAAATCATATGCTATGTTAGCAGACCCATTACACGGCCTTAACGATCCACACTTCTCTGGACTCCTTGTACGACACACAACTGAAGAACTAAGGGAACTAATACAGAAGTCACAGGAGTTATACCCACGTGCCATACCAGGAATCAAATGGTCAGAGCGTAAGTCACAGTGGATCTCTCCTAGAGGTGGAAGACTATGGATGTCATATTTGGACAAGGATACCGATGTCACACGTTACCAAGGACAAGCTTTTAACTGGATTGGATTTGACGAACTTACTCAATGGCCTACACCTTACGCTTGGGATTATATGAGGTCACGTCTTCGTAGTGCACACGGTAGAGAGTTAGGTCTGTACATGAGAGCTACAACAAACCCAGGTGGTGCTGGACATAGTTGGGTAAAGAAGATGTTTATAGATCCTGCACCTGCAGGTAAAGACTTTTGGGCTACAGACATTGAATCAAGTAAAACAATTACATTCCCTAAAGGACACAGCAAGGAAGGTCAGCCTCTATTCAAGCGTAGGTTTATACCTGCATCTCTCTTCGATAACCCGTACCTTGCCGAAGAGGGTGACTATGAGGCCATGCTCTTATCACTACCAGAGCATCAGAGAAAGCAACTCCTTGAAGGAAACTGGGATATCAACGAGGGAGCAGCATTTCCCGAATTTGACAGAACTGCCCACGTTATCGAACACTTTGACATTCCTAAGTCGTGGTCAAGGTTTCGCGCTTGTGACTATGGGTATGGTTCTTATACTGGGGTTCTGTGGTTTACTGTGGCTCCTGATGAACAGCTTATAGTCTACAGGGAAATGTATGTCTCTAAAGTTACAGCTACAGATCTAGCTGATATGATACTAGAGGCAGAAGCTCAAGACGGTGGTATGAGATACGGTGTGCTTGATAGTTCTTTATGGCACAACCGAGGCGATACTGGGCCATCACTAGCTGAACAAATGAACATGAAGGGTTGCCGTTGGCGTCCTTCTGATCGTTCAAGAGGGTCACGTATCGCAGGAAAAAACGAGATACATAGGCGTTTGAAGGTAGATGACTTTATAGAAAAGCCTATGTTAGTATTTATGAATAACTGTGTAAACACCATAGCACAGATACCAAGCATCCCACTGGACAAAAAGAATCCAGAAGATGTTGACACCAAAGCAGAAGATCACTTGTATGATGCTCTTCGTTATGGTATAATGACTAGACCACGCAGTAGTATATGGGATTACAACCCAGCCAAACAACGATCTGGTTTCCAAGCCAGTGACTCAACATTCGGGTATTAAATATGGCAGAAGAAATGTTTGAAACAGATGATGTCGTTGCAGCAGAAGATGCAGACGATAAAATCTTTAAAGAAAAAGATAGTGTAATTGGCTTTATAAAAGAACGGTACAAAAGGTCTGAAGACTCTAGATATGCTGATGAGCAAAGATGGCTTAGAGCATACAGAAACTACAGAGGCTTGTATGGTAGTGATGTACAATTTACTGACGCAGAGAAGTCTCGTATCTTTGTAAAGGTTACTAAAACAAAAACACTAGCAGCATATGGACAGATAGTAGATGTACTATTTGGTAACAATAAGTTTCCTCTATCTGTAAATCCTACAGTACTACCTGATGGTGTTGCTGAGTCTGTACATATAAACATAGACCCTAGAGTAGAAGCAGGACAGGCTGCTATTAGTGCAGCTATGGGATCACCAGCGCCAAAGCCCTATCTAATAGATGGCGATACAGAATTAAAACCTGGTGAAACACTTATGGATCTACAGGCTAGGCTAGGTGGCATGGAAGAGAAACTAGCACCTGTGTCTGAGAAGATTATAGAGGGTGATGGTACTACAGCCACGACAGTTACATTTCATCCTTCTATGGTTGCAGCTAAGAAGATGGAGAAGAAGATCCATGATCAGCTACAGGAAAGCGGAGCTACTACACACCTAAGAAGTATGGCATTTGAAATGGCACTACTTGGTACAGGTGTTATGAAAGGTGCGTTTGCTGTAGATAAAGAATACCCTAACTGGAATGAAGATGGCGAGTATGAACCTATAGTAAAAACTGTTCCAGAATGTGACCACGTTTCTATATGGGATTTCTATCCTGACCCTGAAGCCAAAGACATGGATGAGGCAGAGTATGTTGTACAAAGACATAAGATGTCACGAACACAACTACGCAAACTAAAGACACGTCCTTTCTTTATGAATGACGGTGTCCAGCTTGCTATAGACAAAGGCCCAGACTACGTGCAGAAGTACTGGGAAATGACTATGGAAGACGATGACACCCAGCCAACATCAGAACGTTGGGAAGTATTAGAGTTCTGGGGTTTTGTTGATACTAAGTTATTAGAAGAACATGGTGTAGATATACCTAGTGAGCTTAGTGACCTAGATGAAGTCAACTGTAACGTATGGGTATGTAACGATGAAGTACTACGATTTGTACTAAACCCATTCAAGCCTACACGTATACCCTACTACGCTGTGCCATATGAGCATAACCCATACTCCTTCTTTGGCGTTGGTATTGCTGAGAACATGGATGATACACAGACATTGATGAATGGCTTTATGAGAATGGCTATTGACAATGCTGCAATGTCTGGTAATCTAATCATAGAAGTAGATGAGACTAACTTAGTTCCCGGCCAAGACCTATCTGTTTATCCTGGAAAGATATTCAGGAGACAGGGTGGCGCTCCAGGACAAGCTATCTTTGGTACAAAGTTTCCAAATGTAGCACAAGAGAACATGCAACTATTTGATAAAGCGAGGGTACTAGCTGATGAGTCTACTGGATTCCCATCTTTTGCACATGGTCAAACAGGAGTTCAAGGAGTTGGGCGTACTGCTTCTGGAATCTCTATGCTTATGTCTGCTGCTAACGGTAGTATCCGTACCGTTGTTAAGAATGTTGATGACTATCTAATTAGACCATTAGGCAAAGCATTCTTTGCATTCAACATGCAGTTTGACTTTGATGAGAATATAAAGGGTGACTTAGAAGTACATGCGTCAGGTACAGAAAGCTTGATGGCTAACGAAGTACGTAGTCAACGTTTGATGCAGTTCTTACAAGTAGCACAGAATCCAGTACTTGCACCATTTGCTAAGATGGATTATATTATACGTGAGATTGCTAAGAGCATGGACTTAGATCCTGATAAGGTGACTAACTCTATTGCTGATGCAGCTATACAAGCTGAAATCTTAAAAGGTTTTCAAGCGCCAGCGCCAACACCAGAGCAAGGCGTAGCTGGTCCTGAAGGTCAAGGCCCACAAAGTGTAGCTGATACTACTGGTGGTGGAGGATCACAAATAGGTATGGGTACAGCACCACTACCAGAAGAGCAAGGATTTACAGGCAATGCACCTCAAGCAGTTGGTCAATGATAAAGAATGTTACGAACAGTTTCAACAGCATATAGATGAACTAATTAAAACTAGACAACGTGCGCTAGAGACAGCTAATGAACCTCATGTTATACATAGACAGCAGGGTGCAATAGACGTACTAAGAAAGTTAAAGTTACTGAGGGAAACGGTGAATGGACCAACCAACTGAGGAAGAACGTCTTGAGTTTGTAAAGTCTTATGGTGTAGAACCTGTAACAGACATAAAGACTGATCTTACATTTAAAGATGCTGCTAAGACTGTAGCTGAGATGACTCCTATAATAGGAGATGCTATGGCAGCAAAAGAGATCTATGACGAGCTTCAGAAAGAAGATCCTGACTACCGCTTTGTTGCTGTACTAGGTGGCGCTGCTCTAGTAGGTGCAGTTCCAGGTATTGGAGATGTTGCTGCTAAAGGTATACGTAAAGCAGCAGATATGATAAAACGTATTGAGGTTGACCCTGATGCTGTAGGTATGATGGGTGGTAATGTTAGGTTAAAGCCTAAAGTAAAAGAAGACGTACCAACTGTAGAAGCTGCAGGTCTTACAGATGAAGCTATTGAAGAATGGCGTGAAAAAAATGCTACATCGGAAGAGTTTCGTAAAAAGTTAAAAGGCCGTAATGAAGAACTACAAGAGTTAGCTTCAGGAGTAGAAGAAGGTAGAGTATTTACTAGTACCTACAGAAAACGTGCTGATGAACTTAGGCCGATACGTGTAGTAGAAGAAGTACCAAAGCCAGCTACATTTGTAGAAGCAGTAAGTGCTTTGAATGCAGGTAAACGTAAGAAACCTATGATTGGCTTAAATGCTTCTATACCAGACGGTGATCAAGTAACTGCAAGATTAGATATAGATGCATATACAGATTATGATGTATGGGTTCCTACTCTAACGCACCCTGAACTAAAAACAGTTTATAAACCTGCTGTTGTATTAGAAGATGTAAAGTTTATACAACCCGAAGGAAGAGAGCCTAAAAAAGCTTTAGGTGTAGCTAAAGGTGGAGGTAAAGCACCTTTTGCTGTTATGACAGGTAAGTATGTTGAAGCTACAGACGATGAAGCATACAAGCTTGCACAGGATGTTTTTGACAATCCTGAATTTACACAGGTAGGTTATGACCCTACACGTAGGGGCTTCTTCTATGATAGAGAAACAGGAGAAGCAATAGTAGCAGCAGATACAGTAGTTCAAGTAGGACACTTAGTATTAGCACGTAATGCAAAAAAGATGGATGCAGAAGCATTCCCATTTAGTGAGGGCGGTATGGCTTTAGAAGAACAGATGAACATGAACTTTGGTGATGTACCTGATAATACAATAGGCATAGAT